CTAATATGAGTGCAATTTCTAAATTACAAAAAGAAATAGAGCTACGCTTAGGCGGAGGTATGGTCGATGTTGAACTTGACCCTGAACATTATGACTTGGCTATTAAAAAAAGTTTACAAAAATATAGACAGAGAGCAGAAAATTCCGTAGAAGAAAGTTTTATTATTTTAGAACTTATAAAAGGTCAAAGTGAATATACTTTACCTAAAGAAGTTGTTACTGTAAAAGATATCTATAGAAGAACAAGTGGTATAAGCAGCGGCACAGGTGCTAATATTGAACCTTTTCAAGCGGCTTATATTAATACATATCTTTTAGGAAGTAGTAGACAAGGGGGAATGTCTACTTACGATTTCTTACAACAAAACAGAGAAACAATGGGACGTCTATTTGGTGCAGAACTTATGTTTACTTGGAGAGAAAGAGATCATAAACTTATTATTCAAAGACAAATTAGAGCAGAAGATGCAGTTGTGCTTCATGCATATAATTATAAACCAGATGAGTCTATTATAGAAGATACTTTTAGTGGTCCATGGGTAGCAGATTATGCTCTATGCCATGCAAAACTTATGATATCAGAAGCACGTGGTAAATTTACACAGATTGCAGGCCCGCAGGGCGGAACTACAATGAACGCAGACCAACTAAGAGCAGATGCACAGGCTGATATGGATAAACTAGAAACAGAGCTTACAGTATATGTTGATGGATCTAGTGGCTTAGGGTTTGTAATAGGATAATTAGATTGACATTTGGTCCGGAACCTATTATACTATAAAAAATAATAGGAGGATATATGAAAAAGTTTAAACTACTTGTAATCGGACATGGTAGACATGGAAAAGATACAGTTTGTGAAATATTAAGAGACAAGTACAATTACACATTCGAAAGTAGTAGTAAGTTTTGTAGTAAACTTTTCATATACAATAATTTAAAAAACAAATACGGTTATAAAGACGAAGAAGAGTGCTATGCTGACAGGCATAATCATCGTGTAGAGTGGTATAATGCTATTTGTGATTATAATAATCCAGATGCAGCTACACTTGGTAGAGAAATGTTTAAAGAATATGACATTTACTGTGGTCTAAGAAACAAGCGTGAATTCTTTGCAATGCAAAATACAGGTGTATTTGACTATGTGATTTGGGTAGATCGTTCCAATCATTTGCCCCCTGAGTCTAAAGACAGTATGAGCTTAGAACAATGGATGTCTAACTTTACACTTGACAATAATGGCTCTCTTTTAGATCTAACTTATAATTTAGACCAATTAATGAATCATTTGGATAAAAGGGCTCGATAACTGCCCTGTTTTAGTGTATCTTAAATAAATACCATTACAGATAAAACAAACATCCAACGAAAATGGAAATTTAAAGGAGTCTAAAAACATGGCAAATCTTGTCTCACCTGGAGTACAGGTACAAATTTCAGACGAATCAGTTTACGGTCCAGCAGGCGCTGGCACCGTACCAATGCTTTTTATCGCAACAGGCCAGGATAAAGTTGATCCAACAGGTACAGAAGCAGATGGCATTGCAAAATTCACAAAGAAATCAAATGCGGGCAAGCCAGTATTAGTAACATCACAACGAGAACTAACACAATACTTTGGTAATTGTGACTTCCGTCAAGTAAGCGGAACAGTAGCACAAGGTGATGAAACAAACGATTACGGCTTACTAGCAGCATACTCATTTTTAGGTCAAAGCTCAGCAGCGTACATTGTACGTGCAGATGTAAACCTAACAGCATTAAGACCACTATCATCAGAACCAAAAGGACCTGCAGTATCAGGATCATATTGGTTTGATCCATCAGCAAGCAATTGGGGTATTTTTGAATACTCTGCAAGTGGATGGGTAGCAGTTACACCTACAGTAGAAATTACAGATGGTTCAGAACCATCAGCAGCAATAGTAACAGGTGGCCATTTGGTTGCAGTTGCATCAGCAGCAGGTTCAACAACTGTAGAATATTACTCAGAAAGTAGCGGTTCATGGGCAGCAATGTCAGCTACACTTGCACCACACTATAGCGAACCAGCTTCGCCTTCAGTTGGTGATTTATGGGTAAAAACTACACAACCAGGCGGCGGTGTAAGTTTAAAAGTATATGAAAACATTGCAGGTAGCTTTGTTTCTCAAAACTCAGTATATGCACAATCAACAGACCCAGCAGGCACATCAGCAGATACATTCCAAGATGGTACAGCAGCAACAGCTCGTAACTTTGGTACTGGTGAACTATTCATGCAAACTGGTTCAGCTTCAATCGTATTAAAGAAATATGATGGTAGTGCATGGACAAACTTTGCAGTATCAGCACAAACTACTGAACCAACAGGTGCAGCAGTAGACGGTACAATTTGGTTTGATCCAGATCTAGATGAACTAGCATTATACGAAGTAGAAAGCGATTCAGGTACACAAAAATGGAAACGTGTAACAAACATTGTATACGGCGCACTTGCTCCAACAGCAGGCAATGCAGGCGACTATTGGATCGATACAGATGAAGCAGGTTATCCAGTAATTTACCGCCATAATGGTAATACATGGGTAAGCAAAGACAACACAGACCAAACAACATCAAACGGTGTAGTATTTGGTGATATTACAGCAAATGATACAGCAGCAGGCGTATTTGAAAGCGCACTTCTAGCAGATGCACCTAATCCTCTACTATTTCCAGTAGGTACAACAGGTGTAAATATGTGTCGTTCAGGCGGTACAGTACGCATTTATGATGCAAATGAAACAACATCATGGAAATGGCGTAACCACGCAGGCAATCAAGCAAATGGCGCAGGTTCATTTGGTAGACATGCTCAGCGTAAAGTAGTTGCATCTGGTATGCAAGCAAGTACAGCAGGATCAGAACTACGTGAAGATACTGTAAACTTCCGCTTAATTGCAGCACCAGGTTATCCTGAATTAATGGATGAGATGGTAACATTGAATAGTGATCGTGACGAAACAGCATTTGTTATTGTTGACACACCGTTCCGTTTAAATCCAACAGAAGCAGTAGCATGGGTACAAGGTAATGGCGCAGTAGAAAACGGCGTAGATGGTCTTGTAACAAAGAATACATATGCAGCTGCATATTATCCATCAGCACTAACTACTGATCCAGTATCAGGCGCAAGTGTAGTTGCTCCAGCATCACATGTTGCATTATATACATATGCATACAGTGACAACGTGAGCTTCCAATGGTTTGCACCAGCAGGCTTAACACGTGGTGTAGTACAAAATGCAAGTAACGTAGGTTACTTAAACGCAGAAGGTGATTTTACACCAGTGGCACTTACACAAGGTCATAGAGATGCAATGTATGAAAAGAAACTTAACCCAATTGCAAACTTCCCATCAGATGGTGTAGTTGTATTTGGTCAGAAGTCACTACATGCAGGCGCAAGTGCTTTAGACCGTGTTAATGTTGCTCGTTTATCAGCATATTTAAGAGAACGTTTTGCAGTAATTGCTCGTCCATTCTTATTTGAAGCAAATGACGAATCAACACGAGAAAATGCAAAAGCAGTATTTGAAGGCTTCCTAGCTAACATACTACAACAACGAGGTCTATTTGACTTTGCAGTAGTTTGTGATACTACAAATAATACTCCAGCAAGAATTGATGCTAATGAGTTATATATTGATGTAGCAATTGAGCCAACTAAATCAGCAGAATTTATTTACATTCCAATCCGTATTGTAACCGGCGTGGACTTTATTCTTCTATAGTTCTTGTTCGGTCAAATATCGTGCTAGAAGAGAGATCATATATACCCACCGAAAGAGGCCCGGAAGGTGCTCCGTGGAAAATGTGGTTTCGTCTAAAATGGATGTCATGACATGGACCGCGGTGGTTCTCTTTTGTGTTTTCGTTCGGTTGGGATGATACCATCGGTTGGGTGTGACGTTTGAATCCATAATTTGCACTAGGGAAACGGCCTCAATATCCTTTGGTAC